GGCATATCTACAGGTACTTACTACAGAAAAAGAGAAACCCTGCAAGCCATTAGTTTGATTAGACTCGGGGAAGGAAGGCGGGGAAAAACCCCTTTATATATTCCCGAGAACCAAGACTAAGACTTGCAGGGCTCCCTAAGACTTTAATTAGGCAGTAGTCTTGATCTCCACGGCGCACTCAGGGCGAAGGATACCATGACCCATCGCGTACTTAGCCACCATGAAGGTGCCTTGCAGTTCGATCTTATATTCGCTCTCAACCGCGAGGTCGAGGAGCTTGACCGTACCTGCCGCGTTCTTGTGGAACACGATACCAACAGTATTCGTGAAATCTCCACGATAGCTGTTGGCCGCGTTAACGCCAGAGTAGTCGGCGTCAAACCCGGCGGCGGACTGATTGGTCCCAAAGTTCAAGTTGTTGGACTTGACGATGGTGACGTTAGCCACCTTGACCACAGAACCGTCAACATAGCTACCCACCGCGTTAGCGTTGGTAACTTTGGCGAGTTCCTGAACGAGCTTGTAGTAGTTCGCCGGGGAAAGAACGGCGTAGCGCTCTTCCGACGGAATATCATTCTCGTCCAATTTCTGGGCGGCTTCAAAAATGCTTTCAGCAAGTTTGGCGCCGGTGGGGTTGGCACCCGTCACCACGTTCTGGCCGTTTTTCCCGCCGATGAGCGAGGAACCACGGGCCGCGAGGGTGATGACCTGAGAAACGGTCTTGTCGAATTTCTTCGCAAGAGCGCGACCCAGTTCGGTGGTATAGATGGAACGCACGTCGTAATGGTTCATCGCTTCGTCGATGCGAGAAACCAAGGTGGACGAGGTGAGGAGGTTATCAATCGTGATAACCCGCTCTGCGTGTTTGATTTGGCTGATATAACCAGCGTCGGTGAGCATATTGTCACCAACACCGTGATACTTGGCCGAAGCCACACCAGCGACGGGGAACTGAGCAGACTTGCCGTTCTCAATCGTGCGAATCAGGTGCAGGGGTTTGAAGACGTTCTCAGTCTCAAACGTGGTCAGCACCTCACCCGCGAACTTCTTGAGGAACAACGCGTCCACAGCACCAGCCGCATTGATCTGACCAAGGCGGGATACAGTAGAGGGCATTTTGTTATTACCTTTCGGGTAGAGTTTTCTTTTTCCAGTTCCTTAGACATTTCCACTCGGAAAGCTAACGAACCAGACAAGTGTTTTTGTGCTGGTCACACCCGAGTATGTGCCTTTTCGAGTCGCAGTTGTCCCGCCGTAACGGGGCTGGCCTAGTCAGACCATCTCATTCGATGATCCCAATTTTCAAAAACTAGGGCTTATTTATCAGTAGGAGGAGGACCAGTCAACCATCCTTCGGGTAGTTTTACTTTTTTTCCAGTAAGCTCCCATTCTTTCCCGTTCCAAAAGTAAACCTGACCTTCAACATTCGGGCCTATCCTTAAAAGGGTAGTATCCCCGGGGTCAACGAAGATTAGACTTTTTGTCTCTGAGGTAGTCGCGCACCCGCTCAGACCAGCGGCTATGGAGATAAGGAGGGGGAGGCCCAAGATCAGTACCTTTAACTGGCCTGTTTGCATCTTTGACCTCCCCCTTGATGATTTTCCATATCGCCAGAATGAGGGCTTCAATTAGCCCCCAAAACATGGCTTAGGCTTTCTTTAGCTTGGCAATCAGGGACCAGCCGAGGCCGATAGCGGCAACAACGCCACCAATAATGGCTTCAACCGCGCCGTGATCAACCACGCCCTTGGAGACGAAATAGCCGCCAACGGCAGTTAGAATGTGGCGCACAATGGCGCCTACGATTTCAGGTGTCATATTTAGTTCATACCTTTCTTGTTAATTTTGAATCCGCCCATCTTGTTTTTCATAGCCGTGTAAACTTTAGAAGCAATTGTAGACTTCTTTTTACTGCGGCTGATGCCAAGCCTTTTGCGCCTGTTGATGTTTGCGTATAAGCCTCTCATCAGAATATGGTACTCACGGCCAAGCGTTGCTCAACTTCTTTTCTGTATGCCGGGTCTGTTTTGTACTTGGGGTCAGACATGGCCCGGGTGACTTCCGCCGTGCTCCGATAGGGCGCCAGCGAGCCGTTCGTCTGGGAGCCAGACAGAAGCCGGGGCTGTTTGAAGTTTCCGCCTTGAGCGGCTTGATAGCGGGCGTACATCCCTTTGACGGCAAAAGCCGCCTGTTCGGGAGAGCCCTCTAGGGCCGCGTTGTAGGCGTTAAGCTCGTTTTCGGGCACGTTAGACGCCGCCCAATCACGCATCGCCGTAAAGTTCTCTTGGCCTCCAATGTCGTTGAGAAGACCAGAAGTTGATTTTTCGGCTAGAGCACGCTGACCCTCAATGTAGGCTTCCACCACTTCCCGGGGGTAACCCATTTCGGTGAGCTTGCCAAAGCTATCGTCAGAAAGCTGACCTTTCTCAGAATACTCCTTGGAAAAATCAGCAAACTTGGTTTCCCAAGCCGTCTGCACGGCTTCGGTAGCCTTAGCTTGTTCCTCAGTCTGCTGAGTAGGTTTGTCCTCAGTAGCCTTAGGCTGAGATTCTGCTTTTTGTGCGTCCCGAGGAGCTCCGAGTTTCTTTTCTAACTCTCCGTACGCTTTCGCCATATCCTCTGGGCTCTTAAACTTTTCGGGGAGCCATTGAGGGCGGTCTGGTGTGTTGGTGTCTACCTTGCTATCCACGGGTGGATCAGCCGGGGTAGGGGCCGACTGTATCACTACTGAGTCAGTAGCCATTGTTTATGCTTCCTTCCTTGTCTGAGCCAAAGTTACTGTGGAGGGCCTTCAGGCGCGGCCTGTTGCCCTTGTTGCGCTTGGCTCATCGCAACATCGGTGAAGCTCTTGATCGCTTGCGGACCAAGTTTGTTCGCCATTTGCATCATCATGGCGTTGTTGTTGTTGTTGGCAATCTCTTCTTGAGCCTTAATAAGGCCTTCAGTTTCAATCCCTAAGGCAGTAGCGCGGCGTTTAAGATAGTCCTCAATGTTAATATAACTTCCAATTGCTTCAGGCCCAAAGATTTGTGCAATGCCAGCAAGGAAGAGGTCCAGCTTGTTTAAGTCGTTCCCGCGTCCCAACGCTTCTACGCCCGTGACAATCATGGGGCGGATAAGGTTGTTTTTGGGGAGCTTGGGGAGGCGACCCTCCTTGCCCATCCGGGTCATCAAGCGGTCTACAAGGGGAAGCTGAAACTCTTGGCTAAGGATTGAGTAAGCGCCACCCAAGGCAGTCTCAAGCTCTTGGGCCATGTAGCGGATTTCCTCGGCAGTCACCCGTTCGGCTTGGCGTTGAATCGAAGTGTTAAGGAGAAACGCAAACCCAAGGCGGTTTTGAATCTCCGCCATCATTTCCTTGGCAACGCGGAAGTCAGCATACTTTTCAACCTGAAGCGCGGACACATCGTCCCGGTTACCCGAAACAAACGAGCCGTTTTTGGCTTCGGCAAGAGTTTTGGCTTTGGTAGTCCCGGTCGGCTTGACCATGAACACAACCTTGGAAGCGGCGGCGCTACCTTCGACAACTGCTTTGGTAAGGCCCTCAAGAGCGCGGAGGTCCCCGAGGTACTCCTCGACAAGACCACGGCCATAATCCTCGCCATCCACGCGGCTGTAGCGAAGCGGGATGAAGGGACACTTTTCAATCGGGAAATAGCCTTCGCTGTCAGGAACAGTTTGCCCGTTGATCTGCTGATACACTTCCCACTTCTTGTCCTCGCGATGGACGCAAGTGTAGAGGTCAACGCCCTTTTCGTGAGAGTACTCTTCGCTTTTGCCTTCCTTAGGACGAAGTAACTTTTTCGCCTCGTCGGGCAAAGCCGAAGGTGATATGGTCTCCTTCGTTACGATATGAAGCACATTCCCAAAGGCGTCCCGCTTTACGACGTAATTCTCCAACTTAAAGACCCGAAGACCACCCTCCTCAGGGAAGTAAAGAAGCGTATTGCCCGTGACAACAAGGTGCTTAAGCGCCTCAAAAATCGGGACCCGAAGCGCTGAGGTTTCCACCTCTTTCATTACGGAGCGCTCTCTCTCACCCAGCGCTTTTTCAATCTCGGTCTTTACACGCTCATCGCCGCCCATCTTCTTGAGGCGGTACTGATCCACGCTCAAGCGGAAGAACGGGGCATTGGGCGGGAAGAGGGCCATAAGGAGCTTGGCCGCGAGGTTGTTGACGCCCCGGGCTCCGATGCCCTGCCAAGGCGTGGGGTACACGGTGGCGTAGCTGTTTCCTTCCGGGGGGACAAGCGTAGGAATGGTGAGCTCGGCGCACTCACGGGCACGCTCAAGGTATGTCTGCCTCGGAGATTCGAGTTCGCTATAAAGGGCCGCGCCAGTTTTGTACTTGTCCATAAAGTTATTCGTCGTCTTCCGTTATATCTTCGTCTTCAATTTTGACAAACAATTCCCCATTCTCATCTTCGTAAAGCGATATAAAGCCTTCTTCCAGAAGGTATTGCAACGCGGCAAGTACGTCGTTTTCGCTGAACTTAGAGAAATAAGAGGCTCCGTTATTTTCGCTCATGGCAAATTATAGGCGGTCGAAGGTCACAAGACTGAAGGTAACAATTCCGCCGTTGGTTTCTGACCACAACGCCACGCTAAACGTCTCGTTAGCCAATCCTTTAATTCTAAAGAAAGGCATGACTGGAATCTGAACTCCTGTAGATGGAGACAAAGGCGAGAACACAGCACCAGTTCTAGGAGTGTAGACGGTAATATACCGTGGGTGGTAAGAGCCAACATTTACGGTGTTAGTGGCTATTCCTAAAACAAAATCGGCGTCTTGGTTCAAGGTAATGTATAAGGCATCCACAAAATACATATCTTGAGTAGGTGTTGAGTACGGACCTTGATTGGCGTTTAAGGAAAGCGCACCGCCTCGATACAGTTTGTCGGCTGTAGCGTTTACAAACGAAGTGTAGCCGTAGAAGTTGACGAGGGTTCCGCTTCCACCAGTTACAGAAGCAAAACTAGGCGACGAATATAAAGTAGTATTCGACGCCAACGAAATGCCAAGATCATTGTAGGCCCCTACTGCTTGAGAAAAAGAGGATAATGTCCATCCGCCAGTTTGCTCTATTGGACTTAATAAATAATATCCAGAGGTTCCGTATTTTTCTGCCGCTCCAACATTAAATTTCTTTTCAGTAGAAGCTGACCAATTACTTACGGCATAATTATCTGCAACCGTGTTGGCCTGATACCCAATAAACGAAAGTGGAGCTACGGCAGAAGTAATGCCGGACACCGCCGAAGCGTTTACAGAGGCCGCTAAACCTAAGCTAGGCATATCTTAAAACTTTCCGTAATCAGGGTCCGTTACAGACATTGTAGGAACATTCGGGTATTTCGTGGGTTGCTCTTTCTCTCCGCCTTTATCAGCGTGGGAGCACCCAGCCAATAAAAGGCAGAGAAAAAGAATCCTGATCACTTAATGCCGTTGCGGTAGGCAATAACTTTACCAGATGCCAAAGTGAACCCGGTAAAGCGGCCAAACAGGGTGATGCCCTTAGGGATGACAATTCCCGTCAAAGCATCGCCACTCAAGTCGTTGGCAGAAATGGCTGAAAACGTGGCGTCGTCCAGCACTGTAATCGCGGCAAAATTACCAGTTGCGGAGCTAGTTCCAGTTTTAACCAGAGCACCAAATTGGCCCATCGCTGTTGCGTCGTAATAATTAGACATAATATCCTTTCAATTAAACTGGCATATTCAAGCCAGAATCAGATGAGGTTCCTAGGTCAATTCGAAGTGCCGAACGTCCCCGGCGAAGGGGGCGCAAACGGTTCTCGCCAGCGTCCTGACCAGCAGTTTCCATTGCGGGCTCAACCTTTTCAGCCACGGGCGTGGGGGGCGGAGCGGGAGGGGGAGGAGGCGGCGGCGGAGGCGGAGGAGGAGGAGGGGCCGGGGGCCTAGATGACATACACATATATTTAATTTTCTTTCGTTAATATAGTTTCGTTTTGTTCGTTGAATTTTTCTTTTAATAGGCGCACTACAGCCCGCTGTCCAGCATAAAACCAAACTTCTCGGTCAGTAAAACCGAGATCCGGGCATTTTTCTGGAATACGGGCCTCTAATTCCTGAAGTAAAACCTCGGGAACTGGTGGAAACCTATCGGCTGGGTCTTGTTTCATTGTTTTAGCTCAGGCGGTAAATCATCTAACTCTTTGGGCAACAGTCCTTTATCTATTTTGTTTTTAGTTTCAATAAGAGCTAATATGTTCCAAGCCGCCGCCACTTCATGCCTTTCATCTCTGTAGCCTTCT